AATTGACGGTACCGGCATTTTTTCCAGCCACATCCGGTTGATATGGTGCTGCAGGCGGCGCTGGTGGTGCGCCGGGAGATCCCCGGCGTTTTCTATCTGAGAAAAAACCATGCTAACTTCAACGGGCCATACGGTTTCAGAGACATCAGGCAATAGCAATTTCTCCAGTTCCAATAATCGACGGTATGCGCTTTCAAGTAGAGCGTCTTTCAAATCGAGAATGGTTTGGTCGGCCATCTATGCTACCTCCCCGATATATTCTGCAATGGCCGGCAACAGCGCCACCGCTGGCGATTCACACTGGTTTCCCCAGACGTCGAAACCATGCGACGACTGGCGGGCGAATAACTCAATACGCGGTACATCCCCCAGCAGCTGCACCAGCTTTTCGCGCACGATATCCGGTTTGCGCGAATGCTCCAGACGCGGGGCCGTGAATGACTGAACGATCCCGGCATCCAGCCGGGCGGGTAATTTCCCCTGCACAGCGAAAAGGCAATCCTCACTGTTCGCCCTGGTCATATGGCCCATTCCAATGGCCAGTTTGTCGGTCTGCCGGCTGTAGCATTTGTTCCACGTAAAGCCTTTCATGGTCATCAGGCGGAACCCCCACGCCTCGACTACTCGCAACGCCTCCAGTGGCTGAGTCGGTACCCACCACATAGCCAGCAGGCAGTTTTCAGCGGCCAGTTCCCAGACCGGGAGACGGCAGATATCGAGCACAGTCATGGTCTGGTATTTATGCCCGGCGCCACGCTCGCCATCTTTGGCTTTATCGCGGTACGTCCAGGGCGGATCCGCATAAATCAAAGTGTATTTTTTGCTCATTGATTCACCCAGACGTTAACCATGCAGATACCTAAGGCTGACAGCGCCGCGATCACGATAAACAACACAACAAAATTCAATGTCAGGGCGAAAACTCGCAACGTACGCCCGCTGTAATTTTCAAAACCCTGTTTAAAAAGCTTTTTCATGTCCGCTTCTCCCGCCAAAAATTTAATCTCGCTTTGAAAAACTCCCGGTAGCTTTCCGGCGTCGCTGCAATCTGTTCTACGATGGCCTGTCGAGTGACTTTCTTCTCAAACAGCTGGCGTATGAGTGCCGAGGCGCGCATGTCGTAGTGCTCTTTGATCTGGCACTCCTGCGGCCATTTGGCGCGATTGAGCGGTAAGCCGGGCGGCAAGTAATCTGATTGCCCGGCCATGGCCTTATGTCCTCTTGTTCTTCGCTGACTCGATGTAATAACGGGGATCGACGCTGTTAAGCGTGAAGTGAACCACCGGCATATCGTCGTGACGGGTGATACCCACGTAATTCGACATGAACATGCCGAACACGCGATCGTGAAGTTCTTTGATCGTCACCTGACAATCTGGATAGTGCTTCTGGATTAATGCCAGGATGCCCTGGTAAGAAAGCGTTTTGCCTTTCATCACGGCTACCAGCTGCTGCGCGGTGACGCTCCCGGCGTCCTGCTGTTCGTCGCTGGCCTGCAATGGGCGGATACTCTCCAGCACCAGACGGTGACGGCCAATACTGCCGACTCGCTGGCCCGTTTTTTTATCGAAATGCTCATTAGAGCCAGCAGACCAGACGGTAGCGCCTTCACTCAGGCGAACGTTTTTTTCACCTCTGGAATAAATCACGGTGCCGATGTGGGTCTTACGCCTGCGGCCGGAAACAGTAGGGGCGATAATTTCACGCTTAATCGGTTTTTGCGGTGTGATGCCGGGTACAGGTGCCGGACGTGGTGCCGCAACGAACACGGAACGGCTACGGGCGCGCGCGCCGGCGTTCATGCGCCAGAGAATAACGGGAAGCCAGTTGCAGCCATCATCCGGTTTTACTGGTTTTGGGTAATTTAAATTCGTGGTCATTGGTCTTTCCTCGGTTAAATCGCGCTGGTCAGGCGCGGTTAAAATGCATCGGTATTGAATCTCTCAGAGTATTTACGGGGTTGTTTCCGGGGTTTCGCGGCCTCCAGTTGGATACGTGTTTTCTCTTTGCCAACATGCTGATCCATTGACAGAAAGTGTCCGTTTTTAAATTCCTGATAAATAATTGCGCCTGCGGCACTGAAGCGGCTTTTACCCAGGATAATTTCAGCGACGCCAGCCGCCGGGCTTTCCGGGTTGTAAACCTCATCGCGATACAGAAACATAATGCTGTCGGCGTCCTGCTCAATAGAACCGGAATCGCGCAGATCTGACATGACCGGGCGGCGCTGGGTAGCCGGGCGGGAATCCACGGCGCGGGAAAGCTGGCTTAGCGCGAACGTCGGCGTATGCAGACGCATAGCCATAGTTTTTAGGTTTCGGGATATGTGGGCGATCGCGAGGTCGTTACGCTCTGCCTTCGGTTTTTTAATCAGGCCAAGGTAATCGACAACGATCATTGCCAGATGCGGATACCGGCGCTTATGCGTTTCGGCAACGGCGCGGATTTGCTCAATCGTCAGATCGGTAGCATCAACGATCCAGATATCGCGCCCGTTCATGGTCTCCATGGCCGCTGTAAAGCGCGCCCAGTCCTCGTCCTGCATATCGAGGGGATTACGCAGGCGTGACACTGACATGTTGCCAGAACCCGCCAGAGAGCGTTCTACGATTTGCGCAGCGGCCATCTCCATACTGAATATCAACGCGCCACCGCCGGCAGCGGTAACACCATCGACAATCTTCAGCGCAAATTCTGTTTTTCCCATGCCCGGACGCCCGGCGACGACAATCAAATCCTGCAGGTTGATTCCGCCGGTTGCATCGTCCAGTTCTTCGATCCCGGTTTTCAGGTTGCGGGTACCCTCTTCACCATCCATGCGCTTCTGCATGGTTTCCATGTACACCGGCAATAATTCGCTCATGTGTACCGGCTGAACGTCGCCAGTGTCGCCTGTCATGTCCAGCAGCTGCGCCACGGCAGTTTCAACAACCTGATCGCGCTGCTCCTGGTTTATCGCATCACGAATACCATCCGCACCATCCTGCAGTAATTGCGCGATGGTTCTGCTTCGCCAGGCCTTAACCATTTTTTTGGCATAGCCTTTGAGATTGACGATCGATGTCGGGAATTTGCAAATATCGGCGAGATTGGCCAGCGTCCCCTGTCCGCCAATGGCTTCGCTAATGTACATCATGTCAATTAAGCCGCCGCTCAACGCCTGCGCTTTGATCACTCCGTAAATCTGCCTGTAGTATGCGACGCTGAAAGCCTCGCTCGGAGTGCTGGCAATCACATCAAAGGCATCAGGCGTAGCGCCACCGTTCATCAGGCAGCCAAGAACCAGACATTCCAGTTCCTGAGTTGAATACATCATTTGCATCATAGAGCGCCCTCCCTGGTCTTACGCAATGTCTCTGGTTTCATCAGATAGTCAAAGCTGGCGCGCCAGCCGCCATTTTCACCAAAGTAAAAATCGGATGCGTCAGCGCGGAATTTTTCGAAATAACCCAGAAATGCGCCCGTAGTTTTGTTTTTCATGTGGGCAGCAAGACGGGTGATCATCCGGCGGCGGTCGGTGTCCAGTTCAGCAGCTGGCAGAACGTCAGCAAAAATTTCGTTGTAGCCGTTCATAACGGCTTCCGGATCAATATCGGTTTCGGTCACCGCCCATGCTTCAGCGTCAGCGAGATAACCATCAAAGCGGTTTACCCGGCAGATGTTCGCAGGCTTCGGCAGGCTATCGCCACGGCGGCGCCATGTGGCCAGAACCCAGCGGATAACTAACTGCAATTCGTCCAGGGTGTATCCTTCCCGGGTGGTGGTCGGCGTCAGCATCATCACAAACGGTTTCAGGTCACGGCAGCGGGTACCGGTTTGCTCGTTGTAAAATTCCAGCGCTTTTTTAGCATCAGAATTAATTTTTTCATCGCCTTCCCCCGTCTGGGGGTTAGGGGGATCTATAGGTTCTATGACTGGTTCAAAAGAGTGACTGGTTCTGGTGCCGCCACACGGCATAGGGGCTATGCTTTTTGGCGGCATACCTGTGCTTTTTGACGGCATAGGGGCTATGCTTTTTGGCGGCATAGGGTTATCAAGTTTCATGCAGTACAAATTCGACGCGTTACCCTTCCCGTTTTTTACGCCCGGGCGGTTTTCTTTCACCAGAAGGCCCATAGAAATTAACGCATCGATATGGTCACGCACCGCGCTTTTGCTGCACTCGCAGTGATCCGCAATATGTTTGTAAGACGGCCAGCATTCGCCGGAATCATTGGCGTTATCAGCCAGTTTGATCAGCACCAGTTTTCGAATCGGGTTTCCGGTCTTGATTGCCATTGCTTTGGCCATAAGCGTCATACTCATAGTCAGATCCCCAGCGAGTCAGCCAGCTGACGGCAGGCGATTTCGTATTCTTTCTGGGTGAGTCCCGCTTCCTGCAGATCTGCCTTGCGCAGTTCATAGCGTTCCCAGATTGTCAGCGCAGTAGCGCGACGCTCTTCGAAAATCGATTCGATATCTTCCATCGGGACTTGTACCCCGTTCCGGCGAAACCCATTCCGCCAGGTGATGCGGTCTTGTGTTCTCATTGGTCTTTCCTCGGTGCAGGTTAAACGCTGGTCAGGCGCTGTGTTTCACGCATAGCTTGCAATGCTCTTGCGACTTGCTGCGGCCCATCTCTGGCGTCGAGTAACAACGCGATAATCGCCGCGGCAAACTCGCGAATGGCCACACAAATTAAATACTGGGTGGACATACCCAAGCGTGCGTAACGTTCTGCCGGCAGCGCCGCTTCCATCGCTTTGACCAGCGCCAGAGTTTTGGCTCTCGCGGCTTTGGTCTCGCCTCGCAACCAACGAAAAATTTGTTGGCGGTTGTTGTTGATTGCCCGCCAGTCGGCGTTTCCATCTGCATCTTCGATCTGGTGCAGCTTCAGCGAACCGGTATTTCCACCAAGACGAAACCACATGCGGCTTATCTCGATAGCAACCAGCTCCTGCCCGCTTTCCGCTGCCCAGTTAAAGATCTCTCGTTTAAGTTCTTCGAGGTATTCCACTTCGAGCGTCTCCTGTCGCTGAAAATTGATTAAGCGTAATCAGATTTCGATGCCGCCAATTGTTAAGCTGATTTGGCTGGCAGTTGGTAAGCCTTTGGGTCATAAACAAGTTCGCCATCAGTCATCAGAGACAAACGAGCTGCTTTACCTTCAGGAACCAAACGCCCCCACGCATAGACAGTAGGAGCCTTAACGCCAGCGGCCTCAGCCAGTTTTCTCTTACTACCAAAATATTTGATCGCATCAGTTGTTAACATGAAACACCCTCCTGTTAGATTTTTCTAACAAATTAGGTGTTCGAGATAACGAAGTCAAGGAAATTTAGAATTATCTAACTATGACAATGCCAGGTGAGCGCATCAGAGCGCGTAGAAAAGATCTCAAACTTACTCAGCGCGCTTTAGCGAAGCTGGTTAACGTCGCGCACGTCACTATCTCCCAGTGGGAAACCGGTGATAGTGAGCCTGGCGGGAAAAACCTATTCGCTTTAAGTAACGCACTTCAATGCAGCCCTACTTGGATACTTTACGGCGATGAAGCCGCCACTCCGGGAACCCCGGTAGATACCCCGCCGCCGTTAGATGAACGAGAAACAGAGCTTTTAAAACTCTTTTCGTCACTCCCAGAATCTGAAAAAGAGCGGCATTTAACGGAACTTCGCGAAAAAGTAGACGGTTTCAATCGTTTATTTGAAGAGTTACTGCAAGCCCGCAAACAAAAATAATCCCTTTCTAATCAAATAGATGTAATTTTTTACGTCTATATTGTTCGTTTTTTCTAATTTAACCATTGACCATATTGTTAGATTTATCTAAATTACATCACATCAACGACGCACTAACCACGCGGCAGTTGTTCAGAAACAGTTCTGACAGTCCGGAAAGACGGGCACGAATTCTTCGGGTCGCCGACAGTACGATGACATGCGGGAAAGACCGCAACGAACATCCATTGCTGTGTGTAGTCTTGGCCCGGGCGCCCCGGGCATTTTTTTAACACAGTAACGATTTATGCGACCCTTCAGTGAAAACTGAAGCCCTCGAAAAGAGGGATCCTGTGAGGAAAGACCAGTGAGCCTGACCAGCTCTGGCGCCGGGAAAGACCGGGAGGAAAGACCAATGACCAACGGGCATGACCAGCCCTGACAGCCGGGAAAGACCGGCAACCTTTAGATGGCAAAAGGCCCGCACAAGGCGGGCCAGTTACCCCGAACGGTGACCAAACCATTCGGACTTATCACAAGCGACCAAGCTTGTGATGAGGAAAGACCAATGCCGACAGAGTCAACACTGATCGGCTCTGAGTATACATCAACAAGGAGTCGCTATGGAAGCGCTTACCATCCCCGTAACTGTTTACGTTATGGCCACAACGAACCCATATCTACCAACGTCTTATCACTCATTCACCTGTGACATGTCACAGCAATACCCTGATCTGTATGTCCTCGTTACTACCAAAACGGTAGAGGTTCCCATTCCGGCTTTAGAGCCAATCGACATTATTGGTATGCAGGTTAATGCCCTTCGCGCGAAGAAAGAGAAAATCTCTGCCGAAGCAAAGAAGGAGCTGGGTGTTATTGAAGACCAGATTCAGCAGCTGCTGTGCATCGATCACTCTCCGATTGAAGAAAGCGACGTACCGTTTTAATTAACCGGCGCGTGACCTGCGCCAGAAACCAAGAGGAAAGACCAATGACCATCTACAACGGCTTATTTGAGCCAAAGAAATCGGCGATTAAAGACTGCGGCGCCGTGCAGCTGGCGATCGCCATCGATGCGCCAAACAAAAAAGTGGCCGAAAGCATTATGACCGGCAAACTCTGGGAGTCATACCCGGCCAATGGTGACAACTATTTCAAACCGAAACTGTGGGAACACGTTGAAGGCCAGCCGCTGCCGACCGTTGGCCAGTTCGATGAGTCATTCGCACAGCAGCATACTTTTGACGGTGAAAAATGGGTTTCTACTGCGCAGGATAGCGCTTCCGGAAGCAGTGCAGGTTTACCTGCCGACGATGAAGTGATCGACCTGATGACCGTTTCCGCAGAGGAACGCTTTGCTGCCGTCCTGCTTTTTAGCACCGCGGCGATTGATGGCCATCTTTATTCTCAGGTTGTGGATTATCTGGATAACCTGAAAAACCACGATGGGGAATTTGAAGAGGAAGATCGCTTTAACTTTAATGTGCTGTGCGCCCTGCAAAATAACTTCCCGGTTCAAAGCATGCACGTGGAAGGACTGAATAATCTTGTTCAGGGTATTTTCTCCCATTTTGAAAACCAGATGCCTGGCAAAGCGGCTATCTCTCAGTTCGTTAAACGCTGGCTTGAGAATCCGGGCAAGCGCGACGAACTGGCCCCCGGCGTATATAAAAATACCGCTCTCAGCACCAGCACCGATGACAATAAAACGCCAGTGGTTATTTCTAAGCGCGGGTATAAACACACTTATGCAACGCTGGATCAGGAGATCGCTACAGCCCTTCTCCCGCTGGCGCCTGATGCGCCGGTACTATCCGGAAACCTTCTGGACGCTAAGAAGATGATTTCCGATGACCGGGAAGATTTTAAACGCTGGTCAGCATCGCTGCACACCACGCCGCAGATACTCAAATACGACCGCGCCAGCATCTTCGGTGTGGTGCAGAACGTACCGGCGAAAGATACCTACCATTTTCCTGACAGCCTGCGGCGCCACATCGATTCATGGCTGGAGGCGAACGGCCGCTTTGAAGAAACCGAGACAGGATCCGTTAAACAACCAGAGGCGACGCAAAATACCGCCTCAAACGTGGGCGAAAAAGAGGAAGTGCCGCCGTCGGTTGTAACCGATACCCAGGCCAAACAGGCGCGTGAGACGCTCAACGATATGGGCTATGGCGTATATGCCTCTGGTGAAAGTGCAGAGCCAGAAGAGAAGTTGAGTGAGAAAGTAAAAACTATCGTTCAGGACGTTGATCAGCTTGTTGAACGAATTAACCGAGAAGAGAACCTGCCGAAAGCTGCCGAAGTTGTCCAGAGCATTAACGAAATGCAGGCAACCGAACGGGACAACCTCGAATTGTGGAAAAGCGTATTCAAGACAGATGAGCGCTTTACTACGGCCTTCTCAGTAAACGGTGGCGGTACATCCATTAATGGCACCTACATGACTATGATGGCCACACGAGAGTTTGGGCCAAAAGGTCAGGGCTGGGGCGTTGATATTCTGGAAGAACGTTTTGATACAGGCGCGCCAATTACCCGCACTATCAAGGGTGCAGATGGCAATAACACGTGGGAACTGATCCCTGATGGTATGGGTGGCATCCTCATGGAGAAGCACCACGTTATTAAAATCAGGCTTTGGTATCTGAAGAACGATGTACGCGGCGAAGAATTTGCATTCGGCTGCACACCATACATTTACGGCAGTAAATACGGCCCGATTTGCGATGGTGAGGCGACAAAAAAATCACTCACTGATGCTACTAAAAAAGCACTATCCGGCCTCGGCTTTAGCGGCGATATCTTTATGGGCCTCTATGACAATCCAGAATATCGCCAGAAAAACAAAGCAGAGTTTGACCTCAAGAATGCCAGCGAAACCGCCGAAGATGCAGCGCGGTTGCGTCAGGAGTTCGATGACAAACTAACCCGCAACGCCAATACCCTCGCAAACGCTGTATCGGTGAACGAAATTAACAAGGTGTTTGCCCCTATCGCCCGAGAACTCGAAGTTCACCGCAAGGATGCAGAATCAAAAGGAGACACACAGCGCTCCCGCCACCTCAGTAGCCGGTTGCGCCGTCTCACTGATATCAAAAATGGACGTATCGCCGAACTTAATAAATCTGAGGAGAAAGCATAATGACTTCCACTACTGCTATTGCCATCGCCGCGGATTATCAGAACCTGCTGCAACTGCTGGAAAGCTCTGATGACCTGACTCCGGAAATGATCGCCGATACCCTTGAAGGCATGGAAGGAGAACTGGCCGATAAACTGGATTCCATCATGGTTATCGCACGTAATAACCTCGGCAATGCCAGCACCTGCGATGATGAAATAAAACGCCTGGCCGAACGAAAGAAGTCCTTTGAGAATAAGGATAAGGCTCTGCGAAAGTATATTCTCTCCTGCCTGATGGCGGCCGGGTTGGATAAGCTGAAAACGGCAAAAAACACTTTCACCGCTCGCAAAGGTAGCATAAGCGTTGTGATTGATAATACCGATCTTCTTCCCGATGAACTGGTGACTACTCAGGTTGTTATCGCGCCCGATAAAAAGGCCATCAAGGAAGCGATTGAATCAGCACAGGCAGCAGCGGCCCAGATTACCGCTGACGGCGGAGAGATACCGGAAGAACTGTTAAACCCAGTGCCGGGCGCTCACCTTGAGATTGGCGAACGTTCGCTGCAGGTGCGCTGATATGCTGAAACTCACACTGAAACGAGGCGATGCGCTTCACGTCGTTTTTCCGGACGGTACTAACGGGATAATCGAAGCCTGCGCGCGTTGCGAACTGGCTATGCATTTCCCGCGCAGTGCCAAAATCACCCGCGAAAATGGCGCGTTCCGGAATAAACCAAACCTGATTAAGCCTAATCAGAAATAACCCGCAACTGTCGTTAGCATTGTGATCTACCTACGAACCGGAGATCACAATGCTACGTTGGCAACCAGGCGCACTTTTACTTTCAGATTTCGATATCAAAATTGGCAGGCTATCAGCCAGCGTTAGAAAGAGGACTCTGACCCAGTCCGATATCCAACGCGCTTGCGATACGGCAGACAACGCGATAGCCGGCATGCTGAGGAAAGACCATGAGACACGATCACGACATCATCACCAGAGAGGAAATGATCGAACTGACGGGGACACCGCTTAAATCGCGGCAGTGTGAAGCGCTACGCCGGGCCGGAGTCTTTTTCATGGAAAGGGCAGACGGCCATCCTAAAACGACGTGGGGCCATTTCCTGAACCCGATTAAATACCGCAACCAGCAGGAAGAGACGGTGCGGGAGGAAGAACCAGACTTCGGAGCTATCTTTAATGGCCGGAAAGCGTAAGAACCCCGCTGATAACTGGATGCCGCCCCGCGTGTATCGCGGCAAGGCGGCGTATGAATTCAGGAATAAAGATAACAAGGCTATCAGGCTATGTGCGCTCTCCGAGCCTCAATCAGCTGTATGGCTGGCATATGAAAAAGCCATGGGAGAAGAAGTCGAGCGCAAGACGTTTCAGGCTCTGGCCGATCAATTCATGTCTTCCCCTGACTGGCAGGATTTAGCGGCAGAAACCCGAAAAGACTACACGAAATACGCAGGCAAAGTGTTGCCGGTATTCGGGAAGGTTAACCCGGATAAAATTAAACCAGAACACATCCGGCGCTATATGGATCAGCGTGGCATGGCCAGTAAAACGCAGGCTAACCGGGAAAAGAGTTTTCTTTCGCGGGTATTCCGTTGGGGTTATGAGCGCGGTTACGTTCAGCATAATCCCTGTCAGGGCGTTAAGAAGTTCAAAGAGACGGCCAGGGAGCGTTACATCACCGACGAAGAATACAAAGCGGTTTACGACGTTGCTCCGGACGTGGTTCGCGCCACCATGGAAATCGCTTATTTGTGTCTGGCCAGACAAAGCGATGTGCTGGCTTTGACTGAAGACCAGATACGCGAAACCGGGATTTTCATCCGCCAGGGAAAAACAGGCGTAAAGCAAATCAAAGCATGGTCGCCACGCCTGCGCGCCGCTGTCGCCCTCGCCCGTTCCCTGCCGTTAAAGCCGGGTATACGTAGCCTGTTTGTCATTCACCAGACCAGCGGCAGCAAATACACCCGCGACGGTTTTAATTCACGCTGGCGCGACGCAAAAATCGCAGCGCAGGAAAAGAACCCGCACCTGCAGATAGATTTCACTTTCCATGATCTGAAGGCGAAAGGTGTTTCTGATCTGGAAGGAAGCCTCGAAGAGAAACAGGCGATTTCTGGTCATAAAAATTCGAGGCAAACGGCAATTTACGACAGAAAAACTAAAATCGTGCCGGTGGTCGGCGGTCAGAAAAAATGAATCGCTATGCGTTCGCGGAAAAACCATCTTCGGACGCATCTTCGGAAAGGAGGATTTCAGATACAAAAAAACCACCCGTAGGTGGTTTCACGACACTGCTTATTGCTTTGATTATTCTGCTTTATCCCAATGGTACCCGGAGCGGGACTTGAACCCGCACAGCGCGAACGCCGAGGGATTTTAAATCCCTTGTGTCTACCGATTCCACCATCCGGG